GCACAACTAGAAGCCGGTGCTTTCGCCACCTCGTACATCCCCACCACCACAGCAGCAGCAACCCGCGCAGCAGACGATGCCTCTATTACTACGCTGACGCCTTGGTTCAATGCGACGGAGGGGACGTTGTATTCAGAGTCGCTTCTAACGCGACAAAACGCAACGTCAGGGACCAATGTGTTCTATATCTATAACGCAAACAGTGTAATAAAACTGTACTACCGAGGCGCAGGGACCACAGGCGCAACTGTTGTTGACGCAACAGTAACCCAAGCTGATCTAACCCCTACTGGAGCGCTGACCGCCAATACAGTTGCAAAGCTTTCTCTTGCGTACAAAGCTAATGATTTTGCGTCCTCTGGGAATGGTGGAACAGTAGTGACAGATGCGTCTGGAACCGTTCCTACTGGACTGTCCCAAGTTTTACTTGGTAGTCCCAGCGCGTACCTCAACGGCTACATCCGTACCATCACTTATTACCCCCGCCGACTCAGCAACGCTGAACTTCAATCCATAACGGCATAGACATGGACTACTTACTAAAATTTACCAGCAAAGCAGCCGCTGAAAATGCGCTGTTTACAGAATTAACCGAGACGATTGACGGCGTAATAGAGACATCCCCGCGCCCCAAGTACACGGCAGTTGACGTTATCGGCACGATCTACAAGGCCACGGGCAATTTCACGACAGTTAATGGGCTTAATATCCCCGAAATGGTCGCAGTAACCGGGTATCACGCCAACGTGCGGCATAACGACGAAGCCCCAGAGTTGGACCAGTACATTGTTGAGGTAAATACCCCGGCGAGAGTTTGGGCGTAATGGCTAAGACACCAGCGTGGACCGCTACCTTGACCAACTGTACCGCTACTGTTGTCTATGGCTAAAAAGGGGCTGGTTCACAGCCACACGGTGTAGCATCTAATGACAGCAATACCTATTGGCTGGACAGCTTGGACAACAATTTGCTATGTCATGGTTTAAAGAAGCTATACAAGACCTACACGCAACGCTGACCAAACCGGACAAGTAACGTGGCATGGGTTGATATAGACGGTACACAGACCCCCAACTGGGGGGATATCAATACAAGTTATGTTGTCAGCGCGCTTGCATTCCAACTCGACGCGTTTCAAAACGACGGATTTCAAATATCCGGGATCATACCCACATGGGTGGGTATAGACACCTTACAGATTCCCGGCTGGGCTACGCTGTCTCTCGCAGGATCTCCCGCATGGGGGGATATTAATATAATACAGACTCCCAATTGGACTCCTGTTACCACTTGACTAGACTTTTTTTATTTGGTCTACTGGGTAAAGAGGTTTTTTCTTATGGCTAAATCCCCGGCGTGGACCCGTAAAGAAGGGAAAGCTCCCGCTGGCGGATTGAACGCCAAAGGTCGCGCCTCATACAACAAGGCCAATCCCGGCAAGCCGGGACTAAAAGCCCCTCAACCAGAAGGTGGTTCCCGCAGGGACTCTTTCTGCGCCCGAATGTCAGGGATGAAGAAGAAGCTCACTAGCGAGAAAACCGCTAAAGACCCTAATTCTCGTATCAACAAAAGCCTCCGGGCGTGGAAGTGCTGACATGGCATCGCCTAAGCCTAAGAATCCTTCGCTCTGGGCCAAAGTTCAAGCAGAAGCTAGGTCAAAGTTTGACGTCCACCCCAGCGCGTACTCCAATGCTTTTGCGTCTAAGGAGTACAAGAAGCGCGGTGGCACATGGTCTGGACCCGACAATCGGGTAAATAAAGGTGGCTAAGAGCGGTCTTGGCAAATGGTTTGGTGAGAAGTGGGTCGATGTAAAGACCGGCAAAGAGTGTGGTAGGTCTGGGGCTGATGACAAGCGCGGGTATCCCGCCTGTAGGCCCAAGGCAGCAGCAGCGAAGATGTCGCCTAAGCAGAAAGCTACGATAGCGGCAAAGAAAACGGGGCCAACCAGACAAAGCTGGCCGGTTACACCAAGCGGAAAAACGAGGAAGAAGTGATGCCTAAGAAACCCGAAGGAATGGACCAAGACACTTACGAAGGTGGCGAGAATGAGTCTAGCTATTACCCCGGTATGCCAGACAAGCCCGCTCCTAAACCTAAAGCACCTGCTCCCAAGCCCAAAGCTCCCGCTCCTAAGCCTAAGAAAATGGCATCTGGTGGCTATGTCTCCAAAGCTGATGGTTGTACTCAGAGCGGCAAAACCAAAGGGAGGTTTGTGTGATGGCAAAGCCCAAGTTTGACTTTAAAGAACTCTTCAAAGGTAAGGAAACTGAGAGTGAAGAGTTGAAAGAGGGGCGGGCTATTAAGTCCGGCAAAATGACGCCTGAGCAGTATGCCAAAGGTGAGAAAATGGAGAAGCCTAAGAAGGCTAAGAAGGCTAAGAAGGCTAAGCCCAAAGCCAAAGGCTACAAGGCTGGCGGTACTGTTCGTATGGCTGACGGGGGTATGAATCCCCGTATGTCGCGTGGGTTTGGTCCCGGTATCGCTGCTGGTATGGGGCGCAGCGCAAGGAGTGTTCCCGGTGGTCCGGGCATGGCGGCTATGACGGGCGACGATTCACGTGTCACTCTTCCCGGTGGTCCGGATGTTCCCCCTCCCGCACGTTCCATGATGGCTAAAGGCGGCGGTGTCAAAACTAAGGTTAAAGGCCCAGCTAAAAGCGTCTCCATGAAGAAGAAGTACATCTAATGATGCCTTCTCGCGGCATGGGTGCCGTCATTTCTACAAAGAAGCCTAAAGTGCGGACAATTGTTAAGCGCGATGGGCCACTGCCAGTGAAGATTCTTCGCAAAGGCGGGCACGTATGCAGGAGCAAGTAGATGCAGAAGTTTCAGACGGCGATCACTGGCCCGACCGGGAACGTCATTCCAAACGCGGTTGTTACTATCGTAACCTTGGGAGGATCTCCCGCCACTATCTACGCCGGTAACGGCGTCAGTCCCTACCCTTCCAATCAAGTAACGACCAACTCGCAAGGCGAGTTCAGCTTCTACGCTGCCAATGGCCGATACAGCTATACCGTTGCGGCTACGAACTTCGTCACTGAAGTCTACACAGACTTTCTTCTGTTCGATCCCGCTGATACCGGCGCGGTAAGCTCAGTAAACGTAAGCTTCCTGCAAGCTGGCACAGGAGCAGTATCCCAATCAGTCCAAAGTAGACTAAGGAATACCGTGTCCGTCAAAGACTTCGGCGCTGTTGGCGACGGGGTGACGGACGACACGGCGGCGATACAGGCGGCAATTACGGCAACGGCGGGGGGAGAATTATATTTTCCGGGCGCTACTTATCTTATTTCATCCGCGTTGACCATTGTCAGTGCAAACACTCGGCTAGTTGGCGATGGGCCCCGCACGATTATTAAGAACGCGTCTTTAACTGGACACGCAATTAAATTTTTTCCCAACAACACAACTGCAACAAGCGTGTTTTTGTATAATTGCGGCATTGCCGACATGCAAATTTATTCTGCTGTAGACAAAACGGCGGGCGCGGGTGTTTATGTACTTCAATGCGACGGCTTTCGACTTGATCAAGTGCAAATTCAAAACCACCCAGAAGGATTGCTAGTTTCCGGGGGCCAGCTAAATGTTTTTAATGCACCAACAATTTTTGCAAATCCCGCTGTGTTGACGGGAACGCCAGTAGCAAACAGTCAGGCCGTGCGATTTTGCGAGGCACCTATTGACGGGGGTCTTTATCAAGATTGTTTTACCTGCGAAGTTACAAACATTATAGTTGGGGGAAACCGCTGCTTCGATAAAAGTATTCGTGTTGAATCCTGTGATGGGTTGCATTTTACAAACGGGTACATTAACGGTGCTTACAGCGACGAAATTTTTTTGAAAGTAGCTACGGCGTCTCGTTATCTTGGAGCATTATCGTTTGAAAGTATTTATCTTGACGGAGTTGGAATGGTAGCAGCTCCAATTAATCGAAACGGTATAAACTTCCCCGTTTCCGCGTTGGGGAGCGTTTATTCGGTTTCGTTCAATAACGGTTTTATCGGCAACTATTCTGGAAAAGGTGTTGTCTGCAACGAAGATGTATATCAAGTTTCGTTCACTGGTGGAACCAAATTTGCAAATATCAACAACTGGGCTATAGATTTTGTTGGATCAAATACAACAACAGCATTAATTATAGATAGTTGTCAATTTCGCGATGTGGGCGAAGTTGCAATAACCACTGGAGGCGTGAGTGTTTCAACCGTGGCGTCTGTTGTTATTACAAACAACACATTTAGCGGGATCGGTAACACTGGTGCGAGTGCGATTTTGACTACTGGCACAAATAACTACGGTGTAGTCGAAAACAACGCTTTTTACTTAAACACCACCAACATAACTGATACTGCTACGTGGACGCGAGTTAGTGGCTTGCCGGTAGCGTTTTTGCCAACCGTTACCTTTGCTGTTCCGGGCGACTTAGCAGTCACTTACGGAACTCAGATTGGCCGTTCGATGCAAAAAGGAAACCTTTGCACCGTAACATTTAACATCACCACTTCATCATTTACGTTTACAACTGCATCGGGGAATCTAACCATAACGGGCTTGCCCGTCATTTCAACAACTGCAATCGCAATTTTCGAAGGCCCGTTGGCTTTTAATGGCATTACAAAAGCCACATACACAAATTTTACGTGTCGTAAAGATTCCAATAATACACAGCTTATTTTTCAAGCTAGTGGCTCCGGAGTAGGAGTGGCTGCTGTTGTGGCTGCTGACACGCCATCTGGCGGAACATTAATTCTTCAAGGCACTGTTACCTACGAAGTTCTGCCATAGACCGTTTGTAAACAACATACTTTGGTAAGCCCAAATGGACGACGATCTGGTTTATTGGAACGGTATCCCTGTTGGTTGTGCCGAAGGCAACCATATCGTGTGGTTCACAAGCGCCTCGCGTGAAGCTATTGAGGCCCTGTCCAAGCCCACTAATCTGAGACCCCTGCCATGACACTCATACTCAACCCTGCCGCCGCGTCGAACGTCCGTACTACAGACAGTACGGCGTTTAACCTCGATCTGAACGCGATTGTCGAGGAAGCCTTTGAGCGGTGCGGTGCAGAGGTGCGCTCTGGCTACGATATGAAGACTGCCAGACGGTCGTTGAACTTGCTCCTGCTGGACTGGGCGAACCGGGGGATTAATCTCTGGACGATTGAGCAGGGTGAGCAAGTACTTACTTACAACGAAGGTACCTACGATATCCCCGTAGACACGGTAGACCTGCTGGACCATGTGATCCGCACGGGTACTGGGACGAACCAGATCGACATCAACATCACCCGGATCTCAGGCAGTACCTACTCGTCAATCCCCAACAAGAACGCCACAGGGCGTCCGATTCAGGTCTGGATTAACCGTCAAACGGGTGCCACTAATTCTCTTGGTGTAGTGCAATACCCGCAGATCGTGGTCTGGCCTAAGCCCGATAACTCCACTACCTATACCTTTGTGTACTGGCGGCTTCGTCGTATGCAGGAGGCGGGTAACGGTTTGAGCGGTCAAGATGTGCCGTTCCGGTTTCTCCCCTGCATGATCGCGGGCCTAGCATATAGCTTGGCGATGAAGATCCAAGGGGCCGAAGCGCGTATCCCCATGCTGAAGTCCATCTACGACGAACAGTGGGCGCTTGCAGCGGAAGAAGACAGGGAGAAGGCGTCGGTACGGTTTGTCCCCCGGCAGATGTTCGTAGGGTGATTTGTGGCTAGCAAATTCGCATCCGCTAAAAACTCTATTGCCGAGTGCGATAGGTGTGGGTTCCGGTTTAAGCTGACACAACTCAAAACGCTAGTCATCAAGACTAAAAATGTTAATATCAAAGTATGCCAAACGTGCTGGGAGCCGGATCAGCCACAGCTACAGTTAGGGATGTATCCTGTAAATGATCCGCAGGCGGTGCGTGATCCCCGCCCAGATACGAGCTATTATGCTCCTATTACAGGGAGCCGCCTCATTCAGTGGGGCTGGAATCCGGTAGGTGGTGCTAGAGCTAATGATTTTGCCCTGACCCCAAACGACTTGATTGGGCAGGCTAGTGTAGGTACTGTTACTATTTTAACCTCATAGGAGGATTTATGGCCGGTGATAAAGGTTGTGGTCCGATGTCCACGAAAGTCAAAAAGATGAAGGCCGGTGGGCCTACGTCTGGCGACAGGAAAAAGTACGGGCGTAATGTCTCCCGTATTATGAACCAAGGCAAATCTTCGCGGGGCAAGTGATGAGCATCATTAAATCGGTTCCGGTTCCCCACTGTAACGGCTATCCCCAGACTGACATTGGCAAAAACAATGTGATGGTCAAAGGGCGTTGGCCTAGTGGTACTACCCAGAAAAAGTACGACACCATGCGTGGTGCTGGCGCTGCTACTAAGGGTACGAAGTTCTTGTCGGATAGGGCTAGTTCTGAGCTAGGTTAATGGCTGTTTCATATACAAGCCTTACAGCGCTGATTCAGAACTATACCGAGAATACGGAGCCTAGCTTCGTCTCGTATATTCCGACGTTCATACAGCTAGCAGAACAGCGGATTTACAACGCTGTTCAAATCCCTGCGCTCAGAAAGAACCAGATAGGTACTGCTACGGCGAATAATAAGTACCTTACTGTGCCGACAGACTGGCTAGCGACGTTCTCATTGTCTGTTATTGACCCAAATACGTCAGCGCAGGAATACCTCCTGAACAAAGACGTTGAGTACATCCGTGAGGCGTTTCCCTACCCCGGCGCGACTGGTAAGCCGACGCATTACGGGCAGTTTGATGTCAATACGATAATTATCGGGCCTACCCCCGATGCGTCATATAACATGGAACTTCACTATTACTATTACCCGGAGTCGATTGTGACTGCGGGGGTGTCGTGGCTTGGGACTAACTTTGACAGCGTTTTGCTTTACGGCGTGTTACGTGAAGCCTACATCTACATGAAGGGCGACCAAGACCTTGCCAACATGTACGAAGCTAAGTATCAAGAAGCATTAGAATTGCTTAAAGTACTGGGTGAGGGCAAAGATCGACGCGATGCGTATCGTAGCGGTCAAAGTCGCATATCGTTCTAAACGGGGATACAGTGGCTATCATCCAGACGATCACCAACTCGTTCAAAACCGACGTACTAAGCGGCGGCATGAACTTCAACATTGTTAACAGGGCGCTAACACTCAATACGCAGGATGTCTTCAAGATCGCGCTCTACACGAGCCTTGCTGAACTTGATGCTACGACCACGGCGTACACTGCACTGAACGAAGTTGCTAACGGCAGCGGGTACACCACAAGCGGCCTGACCCTGACGGTTTCTCAGGTGCCCACAACAGGCGGCACCCCCACTACCACGGCGTATCTTAACTTCGCCAACGCTGTCTGGACTTCAGCTTCATTCAGTGCCGCATCGGCTCTAATCTATAACAGTAGCAATGCTAACCGCTCAGTAGCGATTCTTTCGTTTGGCGGTACAAAAAAAGCAACAACTACATTTACGGTTCAGTTCCCTCCCTCCGGGGTGGGGTCATCCATCGTGCAGATTGCATAAGAGGTTGTTATGGCTAGTACGTTTTCCACTAATCTCGCGATTGAATTGATCGGTACAGGCGATCAGGCGGGGACTTGGGGCAGTACGACCAACAACAATCTGGGCACACTGATTGAGCAAGCTATCAGTGGCTACGTCACACAAGCGATCACTGACGGCGCTGACACTGTTATTACGATACCCAACGGCTTAACAGGCGTTGCCCGGAACATGTGTATTCAGATGACCGGGTTGCTTACTGCTAACCGCAATTTGGTCGTACCTAACAACAGAAAACTTTATTTCATACACAACAACACGACAGGCGGATACGCCGTTACGGTAAAGACCAGCGCGGGTACAGGCATAAGCGTACTAAACGATGAGAAAGTTATTTTGGTCTGCAACGGCACAAACGTCGTGGCCGCGATTAGTAGTATCGCTGGCCCCGCTACTATCAGTGCAAATACTGCTAGCGATGCGCTGCGTATCAACCAGACAGGTGGGGGGAACACGCTTGTAATTGAAGATGATACCAACCCGGATTCAACGCCATTTGTAGTCAACAACACTGGCACTTTAATCCTTGGTACAACAGCAGCAATACAGGCAGCGAGTGCACAGTCGGGACTTTCGCAGGGTGCTGGAAGAACTCAGTTAAACGGACTAACAACACAGCTTTCTACACAGTTCCAAGGTGCTTGGAACGTAGGCACAGCCGCAGCCCCCGCACTTGTACTTGGGAAGTCTAAAAGCGCAGCAGTTGGCACACACACGGCTGTAGTTAGCGCCGACACTCTTGGGTATATGCAGTGGCAGGGCTCTGACGGCGTAGGCTTCATTCGGTCAGCAGATATCCGTGGAGTGGTTGACGGGACCGTAGGCGTGGGGTTTGTCCCCGGAGCGTTGTATTTTAGAACCGCAGATTCTGCGGGGGCGCTGACAAACAGGTTTATTGTCGGGTCGTCCGGGAATGTCGCTATCGGCACCGCTGCGCCACTGCCGTCAATCGAATCCGTTACGCTCAGTGTTGATAAAGATATTGGGGGGCAACCCACCGCATATTCTGTGCGCGTGCAGAACGCTGTCCAGTCTACTGTCATCACCAGTGCAACTTCTTTCTACTCTGCCCCCAGCACCGCCGCTGCGGTGTTTACGCTGGCGGAGTATGAGCATTTTACAGCCAACCCTATTGCTATCGGTGCCGGATCAACCGTCACGCTACAGGTAGGGTTTCGTGTTAAGCCAAGTTTTAATACTGCTACGAACCAAATTGGATTCCTAAGCAGTGTCCCCACTGGTTCTGGCGAATACAATTTTTATGCGGACACCCAAGCGGAAAACATATTTTACGGTCCTACGCGTTTTGGTGGGGTGACTACTCCTGTAGCTGCGGTTGATGTCACTGGAAACCTTGCGGCTACAACCACTATCTTGTCTTCTGGTCCGACTTCTGGCGTAGGCTATGGCACGGGTGCTGGCGGCGCTGTTACTCAGATCACCAACCGCACGACGCCGGTCACGCTTAATAACGTCGCCGGTCAGATCACGCTTGTTAGCGCCACTACCACGGTAAGCACGTTTGCTAGCTTTACTGTGACAAACTCTGCGGTAGCTGCTACAGATGTGGTGATCGTCAACTTCGCCAGCGGGGCCACGGCAGATAGATACAGTCTGTCCGTTACGGCTGTAGCTGCTGGCAGCTTTCGTATTCAAATTCACAACATCGTGGCAGTGGCGGTAGCAGAAGCCCCGGTCATCAACTTTGCCGTCATCAAAGGGGTTGCTGCGTAATGGATGAGGCTAACTACCAATGGCTTATTAACTCGGCGTTTACGGCCCTATCTACTCTGTTTGGCTGGTTAGCGCGGCAACTCTGGGACGCTGTTGGCGTACTAAAAAAAGATTTGTCTAGTCTCCGCGAAGAAATAGCTAACGACCGGGTTCACAAATCTGATTTCAAAGACCTATCTGACGCTATTTTCCGTAAACTAGACCGAATTGAAGACAAGTTAGACGGCAAGGCTGACAAGGGTCATGGCTGAGTCACTTGGTGATAAACAGCGCCGGTTCACGCGGATGGTCGCAGACCTAATTATCTGGGCGTATGAGAACGGCTATGAACTGACTGTAGGTGATGCGTATCGAGATCCGCGCCTGCACAATATTATGGGTGTACCGGGCGGCTACGGTCACCCGTACTCTAATCACAAGATGCGTCTAGCTATCGACTTTAATCTGTTTAAGAAAGACAAGTATCTCCAAATGACTGAAGACCACCTCCCACTTGGGGAGTACTGGGAGTCACTTGGCGGTGCATGGGGTGGGCGATTCCGCGACGGTAATCACTATTCACTGGAACATGAGGGACACAAATGAACGACCAAGCTGTTACTAAAAAAGCACGCTCGCAACGCAACAAGATCGTATCTTTTATGGGAGGTATTCTCACGCTTCTGGCGTCTGGCGGAGCGTCGGGGGCTGTTGACCCGGTTATTGCTGCTAAAGTAGCTCTCGTTGGCGGTGTGGTTAATTTGGCTATTAACCACTTCTGGAAAAAGTAGCGCGGGGTGCAAGCTGGAGTAACCTATGGCGCTGCAAAAAATAGAATTCAAACCCGGAATTAACAAGGAGAATACTAATTACTCCAATGAAGGGGGATTCTATAGCTGCGACAAAGTCCGGTTCAGGTCTGGGTACGCCGAGAAAATAGGTGGCTGGATAAATTACTCGTTCGACAATACGTTTGCTGGCACCACGTTTTCACTCTGTAACTGGTCTTCTCTTTCGGGAGACGACTTGATTGCGTTCGGTACCAATCAGCGATACTACATTGGATACAACAGTCAGTATTATCCTATTACTCCCGTCGCCACTACGGTAACCACTACTAGCTACACAACAACTGCTAATAGCCGTAAAGTAACTATCCTGTTCCCAGCGGTTAGCTCTATATCTATTGGTACGTGGGTTACGCTTACTGGTCCCGTAGCTATTGGCGGCACTACAGTAGCAGCAGGAGATTATGAGGTTGTTGAGACTAATGGCTTAACAACCATTTCTATATCTGTACCTACCGCTGCTACAGGCACTACGACAATATTTTCCGCGCAAACCGCTGTCTTTGGGATTGATGCGTCAGCTTCTGAGCTTTACCCCAATGTGCTAGGGTGGGGGCTTGCCCCGTGGGGTGGAGGTCCGTGGGGACCGCTTTCAGTTACGTCTACGTTCAATCTTTGGTCACAAGGCAACTTCGGCCAAGACTTGGTCATGGCTGTGCGTAACGGGCCGATCTACTACTGGGAAAAAGATACGACGACGTTTGCTCCTGCTATAACGGTAAACGCGTATGCAAACACGCAGATCAAGACAACCAAGACTGCTACGTTCCTCGGCGCTGTTTCCCTCATTACTGTTAGTGATTCGTTTGGTATAAATACAGGCGCGGTTATTTCAGGGACCAACATACAAGTCGGGACACTTGTTACTTCCGCATATGTCCCCGGTAGTACTACTGTTCCAATATCTTTGCCTACGACGGGTGCTTCCGCAGGCAATTATAATTTTAGCTACGCTGGTATATTTGCGCCTAACCAAACCAGCCAAATTCTTGTCTCGACGGTGTATCAGTTTGTAATCGCCTTTGGGTCAAACCCGTATGACCCCACAAATTCTAGTTCTACGTTTAACCCCCTGCTTGTGCGGTGGTCTGACCAGAGCAACCCTGCGGAGTGGGTACCGGAGACTAGTAATCAGTCGGGCGAACAGTCTCTTGGGCAGGGGTCATATTTTGTAAGCGCGGTTTCAACTCGTCAGGAAATTATTATCTGGTCAAACACCGCGCTGTACGCGATGCAGTACGTGGGTGCGCCGTTTATTTTTAACTTCCAACTCTTGATGAGCAATATCTCCATCATCTCCCCCAACGCTGCCATCACGGTCAACAACGTGACCTACTGGATGGGCGTAGACAAGTTCTACATGTACTCGGGGCAAGTGCAGACGTTGCCCTGTACGCTGCGTAACTACGTCTTCAAAAACATAAACAGCGCGCAAAACATTAAAGTTGTCGTAGGCACCAACCCTGAATACAACGAAATATGGTGGTTCTATCCCTCCACGGGCAGTACCAATAACGACAGCTACATCATCTATAACTATCTGGAGAACATCTGGTATTACGGTACGCTAGAACGCAGCGCGTGGCTTTCCACACCGTCGAAACAGAACCCGGTGGGGGTGTTCTCTATTCAGAACTCTTACTTGCCTACCACGATGCCCGCAGGCGGAGTCATACTCAGCAATATCGATACGTCGATAGAAGTAGTAGATGCGGGGGCTTATCCTCCAAGCGGTATAATCATCATCGATAATGAACAGATATCGTATTTATCTATTATAGGTAACACGTTCACGGAATGTGTACGGGGCGTAAATGGAACTACCCCTGCAACTCACGCGGCATATGCGCCCGTGACGTACTACGTGCCTAACCAACTGCTACTGCATGAATACGGATTTGATAACGCCTCTGTCAGCATGGTTGTTCCTGATCCTATCTATGCTTACATTGAGACAGCAGATTTTGATATTGAAGACGGACAGAACTTTGCGTTTGTCTATCGGATGCTGCCCGACATCACGTTCCAAGGCTCTACTGCTGCGACCCCCTCTGTCACGCTGACGGTAAAGCCACGGACGAACTCAGGCACTGCATATACGACTCCGGTGGATAGCCCCATTGTGGAAAACACAGTAAAAGCTCCTATACCGCCGGCTACCTACCCGATTGAGCAGTTCACAGGGCAGATCTACACCCGTGTTCGCGGGAGACAGATGGCGTTCAGGATTGACTCGGAGCAGCTTGGCGTGACATGGCAGATGGGTTCCATGCGCTTTGATATGCGTACAGATGGACGGCGCGCCTAATGGCAATCATCACCCCTACCAAAGCTCCTAACCTCATCATACCGACGCCAAATTATGACCCGCGTCAGCAGGAGCTTTTGAATAACCAACTGCGGCTGTATTTCAACCAAGTCGATAACGACGTAGCGCAATTGATACAAGAGGTGGGCAACTTGAACGTGCGTGGCTGGCTTGGTTTGGGGGGCTGCTGATGTCCGGTAACTATCAGAACATTATTGGCGCACAGCTAGGACAGGGCGAGATCACTGCTGCGTATACGATTTTCTACAAAGTGCCTCCAAACACGCGCACGTACATCAAGCAGTTTGACATCTGCAACACCACGGTGGCAGCTATCACTGTCTATGTTTCGCTCGTGCCCACTGGCGGTACGGCGGGTACAACTAACGCAATCTTATATAATACGACTGTTGCCGCGTATAGCACGTTGCAGTGGTGTGGGGCTCAGATAATTAACGCCTCCGGGACCATACAGGTTAGAGCATCTGCTGTCGGCTGCACGATTACTATCACCGGGGGCGAAGCTCAATGAGTATTACGCGTCTCACTCTGTGATACCATTTATTTAAATCTATTCCTAATTGGGGATAACCACCATGCCTTATAGCGGCGCTGCTACCGGACTTGCCTCACTTGGGCGTAACGGGGACGATACTCTTGTTCATATGGGTCGCGACGAACTGCAAGGGCTTCAGTCTCTTGCTATGGCGCACGGTGGGCATTTGTCTATCAACCCCTATACGGGGATGCCCGAAGCATTTAGCCTGAAGAAGATACTTAAATCTGTTCTGCCAATAGCCGCAGCGTTTATTCCCGGTATTGGCACGCTTGCACAAGCAGGCATCTCTGGTTTGGTTTCTGGTGTAACTTCTGGGTCTTGGAAGCAGGGGCTTCTCTCGGCACTGTCTACGTGGGGTGCGGGTAAGATCCTGCAAGGCGCGGAGACTTTGGGCGCGGGTGCGGGTGCGGGCACTGGCGATGCCGCTGCTAAAGCGGTTACCGCTGCAAACGGAGCGCAGCTTGGTACTGACGCTGCACTAAACTCCGTTTCTGATATTGCTAGCCGCGCTACTGGGATTATGCCTGCCGCTACTCAAGGCGCTACTCAAGGCGCTGCTCAAACTGCTGCTAGGGCTGCGGGTGCGGCCCGCACAGGATTTGGTCTGACCCCCAATGAATCGGCGGGTTTTAGCCAATTTTTTAATACTGGGAAAGCACTGCCCGGAGTAAGTAAATATGCTCTGGCCGCTGCCGCTGCCAACCCTGCTTATGTCGCGATGCAACAGAAAAAGACAGCACTGGATATCCCGGAAGAAGAAAAGCCCCGGTATTACATGACCAAATACCGCCCCGGTATGAGTAACCCAAATGCTGGTGCAGGGCAGACTCCGCTTCTTGGGCAGGGGTACTACAACCCCAGTACAGGTGAACTTGGCGGAGAGTATGTAGACAAATATCCCGGCTATGAGTATGCAGAGGGGGGAGAGGTTCCCCCTGATCAAGACTTAAAAAATTACTACAATAGCTTGATGGCTCCTCCTAAAACTGCGTCGTCAGATTCAACGGCGTTGATGGACTACGTTAACAAGATCAACGAGTCACTGAAACCCAAACCTGTAGCACCTGCCCCGCCTCCTACTACGCCTACTACACCCCCTCCTTCAACCCCGAATACTCCGGGATTGCCACCCGGTTTTGACTTTTCAAAACTGCCGGGTACGAATTTTATGGGGATCAATTTTGGCGGTGCTGGTGGTCGTGGCGCTGGTGGGGCACCCTCATATAAATATGACCCTATTACGCGAAGGTACATTGAAGGGAATGGTTACGCCGCTGGTGCTGCACCTCCTCCTACTACGCCTAATACACCCCCTCCTTCAACCTCGAATACTCCGGGATTGCCCTCCGGTTTTGACTTATCAAAACTGCCCCCCGGTTTTGACTTATCAAAACTACGGGGTATGAATTTTATGGGGATCAATCTTGGCGGCGGCTACGCCGCTGGTGGACGGCTGCTTTCAGGCGGGGGAGACGGTATGTCTGACTCCATCCCTGCGATGATTGACGGGCCTAAGCCACAGCCAGCCAGACTTGCTGCTGGAGAATTTGTCGTGCCTTCTGATGTAGTATCACATCTGGGCAATGGCGACAGTACGGCTGGGGGTGATCGGCTCTACGCCATGATGGATAAAGTTCGTCAGGCGCGTACTGGGCGAACAAAACAAGCTCCTGCGATTAACCCCAACAAATACTTGGCGTGAGGCAGCAGATGTTTAACCCCTATGATATGCAAAATAACTCTCGTTTGGGTTCTCCCCAAAGCGTCACGCCCCCAAGCATGGGTTCGCTAGGAGTTGGCGGCGGCATCTACGGTAATCCCTTTCAAGTAAACCAATTCAGCCAGCCGTCTGGGCTTACGTTGCAGAATCCTTATTCGCAACAAGGGATGGGGATGGGCCAGCGTTACCCAGAACAGACGCAGCAGCAGATGCAGCAGCAGATGCAGCAGCAGGGTATGAATCAAAATCCTATGGGCTTTATGGGCCAGCCACAACAAGGTATGGGGCTGATGGGGATGGGTCAGCCCCCAATGAGCCAGATGCAGATGTCGCAGGGTATGAATCAAAATCCTATGGGCTTTATGGGTCAGTCACAACAAGGCATGGGGATGTTTCAACCGCAACAGATGCAACAGCAGGGCGCAAATCAGAACCCTATGGGTTTTATGGGCCAGCCTCCTATGCCTCCCCTGCCTTCTCCTTCCCAGCCAAATGCGTCGATGCAGCAGGGGCGGGGCGCTATGCTTAATCAGCCTATGAATATGAGCTACGGGATTGGCGCATTGAACCCTAGCAACTACATGTCGCAGCGATAGACGGAGACAGCCAGAATGGGCACCCAGAATTCAAACGTCACTCAGACTACATACTCTACTAACGTCCCTAAGTTTCTTGAGCCACAAGTTCAACAGGCTGTTGGACAGGCTGGTGCGCTTACTGATATTAACCAGAACCCCTATGTGGCGTATGGTGGACAAGAAGTAGCGGGGTATAACCCGCTTCAGCAGCAAGCGCTTCAAGGTGTATCGGGTCTAGCTCCCTCGTCTCAACTTAATCAAGCTACCGGCCTTGCAGGGCTTGCTTCCCAACAAAACTTTACGGGTGCAAATGTAGGGCAGTACATGTCCCCCTACATGCAGAATGTAGTTGATCGACAACAGCAAGGGGCTATCCGGGACTACGCAAGACAGTTGCCGGGGCTTGCCTCACTGTCTACGCAAGCGGGAGGACTCGGTGGTACACGCCAAGCTCTGATGCAGTCTGAGATGCAGCGCGGACTCCAAGATCGGCTTTATGATATCCAAGCAACTGGGCAGCAGTCGGCATATGACAATGCCCAGAAGCAGTACAATCAATATATCCAAGACCAGCTTGCTTCTGCTGGTCTTCTTGGTCGTCTGGGTGAAGCGCAATTTGGTCAGACTGCACAGACACTTGGTATGCAGGATAAAGCCGGGAAGGATCTTCAAGGCTTTGAGCAGAGAGGACTGGACGTACAGAGAAACAATTTCAGAGAACAGCAACGCTATCCGTTTGAGATGTTAAATTACTATAACGCCTTTTTGCGCGGCCTGCCTATGTCGCAGTCGGGCTCTACGATGTACCAACAGACTCCAAGCCCCAGTACGTTGGGCTCTGTTGCTAACTTAGCGCTGGGTGTTGGCTCTTTGACGGGCGGAGGAGGTTGATATGTCTTATCACGATATTGCCCATCTTATTAGTCCCGAGGGGCGTGCTTTTCTCCCATCTATACAGAATATTCCTCCTGATCAAGTTCCGCAACACGCAATGGAGGCAGCAAAAACTGGTCTTCTGAGATTTAGCGATGCAATCGCTATTAAAGGTGTGGCTGATAGGGTTAAAAATTTGGCGCAGTCAAAAGCCCCGCCTCCCGGCAACGTGATTAACGATCTTAAAGCTCAGATCCGGGCTGCGCTGTCCGGGCAACAAGCCCCCATGCAGCAGATGCCCCAACAAGGTATGCCCCAACAAGGTATGCCTCAACAAGGTATGCCTCAACAAGGTATGCCCCCACAAGGTATGCCCCCACAAGGCGCTCCGGCTCAGCCGGGACTCGCAGGTCTCCCCGTGTCCAATATCGGCACGCAGGCTATGGCAAGCGGCGGGATCGTAGCGTTTAATGGAGAAGAGGAAAGTTTGGTTGGCTCAGGGCCATATGGAGACCGCCTGACTGAAGAAGAAAAACAATTGATTATGCTAGACAGCGTATTTGGTGCGAGCCGCTTTATTAGTGATCAAGACCGTGAACTGCGCGAAAGACTTAGCCAAAGCTACGGCTTAGGCGCTCCCTCCGCTGCTCCCGTTGCTCCCGTTGCTCCCGTTGCT